GTTCCTGAGGCTGGAAAATATTATTTTCATTATGCAATTAGATCAACTGCAAATGCAGATACAAACTCAGTTAGAATTTTCACAAAAGGCGAAAGGACAGGAAGTGCATCAACAACATGGGGAAATGGTGCATTAGATTTTAGAGCAAATTATGGTAGAGCGGGAACTGTGGTGGGTTCAACAATTATGACTTGTGCCGCAAATGATGTAGTATATACACAAATTTACCACCAAACAGTTAACAGTGGAAATGTTGATATTGAATATGGAACAACAAGATCAACTTATTTTATGGGATTTAAAATTGCAGATTAAAATAGGATAAATTATGGCATTAATTAAAACAAACGCAAGATCATCAAGTGCTTTAGACGCAACAATACTTACAGGAAATTTACCAGCTATCTCAGGTGCATCTTTAACGGGGATAACCGCTGAAACTAACACACCAATTTTTTTTGGTAAACTGACAGGGACACTCGATGTTTCAAATGGAAGTACAAGAAAACTTCAACTTAATTCAATAATACTTGATACTGCCTCTGCTTGGAGTGGTTCAGACTACAGATGGACAGTGCCGAGTGGTCAGGCGGGGAAATACTTTATTGAAGTTCATATACATTCAGTTACAGATACTAATAATGCAGTAGCTTGGAATATTGCAAAAATAGCTGTGAATGGAAGTGAATTAGACGCATCTGAAAATAAAAATGCAAACAACCAATCTAATTATGTTCATCAAGCTAGTGTCAGTGTATCTGCTATAAGAACTTTGGCAGTAGGCGATTATGTAGAACCATTTGGAATTACATATGGTGGTGGAACAACAAGATTTGGTAATTCAGATTCATCAATGAAAATATTTAAAGTATCTAGTTAAATGAAAAAGAAAGGAGATAAAAATGGCTTCATTATATACTAAAGTAAAATTATATTTAGAAGATAACTCAAAGACTTGGGACGCTGAACAAGAAAATATAATTTTACAAAATGATGGCGATGGCAATGGCGATTATATAAAAACTTGGTCAGTTGATGGGTTAGATAAACCAACTGATAGTCAGTTAGCATCTTATGAAACTGCTGGAAATACTGCTGAAACAAATGCTGGTATTGATGCAACTAGAAGATATCAATATGGTTCGTGGGAGTCTCAACTTGAAATGATTTATAAAGATCAAAAAGATGGAACATCTACATTTAAAGATCATAATGACAAAGTAAGATCAGATAATCCAAAATAATGCTAAATGAGAAATCCTTTTATTATTGGAATTATCTTAGCATCAATTTTAATTTGGTTTCTTAATGGTTTGATGAACTCTGCTCTTGGGGCAGATACAAATACAGTTTCATCAACAGTAGTCACTAATAATACACCACCAACTGCAAACGCACCATCAGTTGTAGTGAATAATTCAGATGTTTGTAAGACAGCGGCATCGGCTGGTGTTCAGACACAGATTTTAGGAATTGCATCAGGAATAACAGTCACAGATGAAAACTGTGAACGTATTAAACTCTCTCGATCTCTCTATGCTATGGGTATGAAAGTAGCCGCTATTTCTACATTGTGTGCTGATGCAAGAGTATTCGATGCGATGTGGAATGCGGGAACTTACTGCCCCTACAATGCTAGTATTGGAGAGGACGCTAGAAAAGGTTGGGAACAAAACAAAGATAAAATTCCAAAAGGTAGTTTAATTTTTGCCAGCATGGAAGAGGCAGAAAAACTTAAAATCAAAGAAGAAAGAGAAAAAGATGGCAAACCGAATGGTTGGAGGGTGTTTTTTACTTTGGCTACTTTTATGCTTATACCCCTCTTATAGCAAAGCTGTAGATTGTGATACCGATACTGTTGGCCTTTGCACACCTACTATTGAACAAATTATAGAGGAATCAAGCATTGAAACAATCGAGTTTCAAGATGGTGGTATTTTAACAACAACTGAAACCACTACAACAACGACAACAACCACAGTCACTAATGAAGACTCAGGCGATATTTTAGATGGAAACAATGATTATGTCGTTTCCTCTAAAGAGGGAGATATGGATATAGACTGGGGCGGACAAGGCCCAGCAACAATGCCATCTGGTTCTACTTGCGGCCAGCTTGGCACTGACAAATGTGCGATGATAACTGGTAGTGGAAACTCAACCTCAAACATGGGTGTTAGTGGCATGGGGACTACTTTTATCAATACAATTAATATATCAGACCTTAATTTTACTCATGGAGGCAGAACTAATTACGAAATCAAAGTTTATAAGCCTGATGCCCAAGACTCCATCTATATGCACATCACAGGAAAAAACGGAACAACAAACGTATTTAATGGCACTGATATTCTAAGTGCTAGCGGCACAAATAGTCAGTATGGCCAATATTCAGGCGGATTTAATTTTTCTGGTAGTCTTACATCAATTATTATTGAGGTTGGTGGAAGAGATATCAATATGGCCGTTGGCCCGATGTTCGATGATGTTCAGGTAAATGTTTTGTATAATGTCGTAAATACTATCGTTGAACAAACTATAACAAGTGTTGAAATGTTTGTTGCTTTGAACACTGATGCACCTGAAGAGGTACTTGAAGTTGTTGAAGATATATTTGAGGTAAATGCACCAGTAGAAACAGATGTTGGTTTAGATTTTGAACCTATTGAAACCGAAGATATAACTTATGAGTCTGTTGAAATAGAAATTGCAGAAATAGAAATTCAAGAAATAGAAGTTGCTAGTATTGATATGTCAGACACTAATGTTGAGGTAAGTGTCATTGAGGTTGAGGCTGAGGTTCAAATGGAGTTAGAAATGGAATTAGAAACTGAAATAGAGATTGATATAGATGTGGGTGGAGAAGAGAATACAGAAACAGCCACAGAGTCAACACAAGAGCCAAAGCAAACAGAAAATAACCAAGCCGAGAACGATGCCTCAAACACCAACGAAGAACCGACAGAGGAATCAGTCGAAGAAACAACCGAAGAATCAAACGAGGAAACCAACGAATCGAAATCCATAGAATCTGAACAAAAGTCAGAAGAAAAGCAAGAACAGCAACAAGAAAAGACAGAAAAAGACGCAAAAACCAAAGTAGTTCAGAAAAAATCTTCATCTAAAGAAAAAGCCGCTAAAAAAGTTTTGAAAAAGATTGATGATAAAAAAAGATATGATGAGTCTAGTCAAATAAAAACTCTTGTTGTTATGCAAGTGTTAGGGAACACTAAAACATTTTTTGAGAGCCAACAACAGTTAAATGACAGGGCAGAATTTTTTACAGACTTCACTTTGCCAGATGCCGTTATTTCTGATAATGATTTAGCTGGATATTTTTTATTTATTGGTAGTGATGGAATAATGAATGAAATAGTAGAAAGTCAATATAAGTAATGGCAAAAAAATTTAAAAACTACGAGGCACATGAGCCAGTACATCATAAAACAAGTATTGGCCGTAATCCTAGTAAACAAAAAATGAATAAATCTAAAAGGCGTAGCTTTAAAAAATACAACGGACAAGGGCGTGGCTAAACAACAAACAGAAATAGATATTGGCGGTATCAAATTTAAGGGCGGTAGGGTTTTCTTCATAATTACAATACTAACAAGTTTTGTTGGTGTATTATGGGGTGGGTTTGAGGCATACCAGAGATATTTAGATATGGAGGCAAAGATCAACTCTTTTGTTAGCCCTGATTTATCTGGGTTTGATAAAAAATTAGAGGTTGTAAATACTGAGGTTGATATGTTGCAGTCAGAGATAGCAATAATATTAGAAGAGGTGTCGTTAGTAGCTGATGTTGCAAAAGAACTTAAAAACGATCTAAAGGCAGATGTTCGTAGAATTGAGACTATTGTTGAAGATGTAGAGACTAGAGTAAAAGAAGATGGAAGAGAAAATGCAAAAGATTTAAAAGCGGCTATTGATGACATTGAGCAACAAATGAAAGATTTAGAAGAAAAAACGAATATGCAAATCAAAAAAGCACTAGAAAACCCACTTAGTCAAATGCGATGAAATGGATATTAATTACTTATATTTGTAGTATTGCAACTGGAGAATGTCCGTCAAACTCTATAACAGGGTTTCAGTTCAACAATCATTATGATTGCGTGGTTGCTGGATATAAATACTCTCACAATAAATTTACAAAATTAGAAGAGTTAGAAGAATTAGAAAGAGAATATATAGAAGAAAAAAAGCTAGTAATTAAATTTGAATGCAAAGGATTGAAACCAACTAGCACATAAGGTATAAATCAGCATGACTAAAATAGCACCGAAAACAACAAAAGAGCATATTGTAAACATTTACAATAAGATTGAGTTATTAGAATCGAATCATATCCACCACCTACAGAAATCGGTACAAAGACTAAATTATGTATTGTGGACTGTTGGTTTTATGGTGGCTACTCAATTTATTGCTTGGGTGCTTAGAATGGTGGGATAATGGACTTAGAAACTTTAAGAGAAGATGTAATCAGAGAAGAGGGTGGATTAATTTTAAAACCCTATCAAGATCATTTAGGCTATTGGACTATTGGTGCTGGCCATTTGATAAGAGATGAAGAAAAAGAAGAGTTGATGCAACCTATTACTCAGGAAAGAGCAATAGAGTTATTTATGAAAGATTTTAATGTTGCATTGAAAGATATGGAAACTTTTACAGAGGGAATGGATATTGATAATAATGCCAAAGAATGTGTTGCTCACATGGTTTTTCAACTTGGATTACCTCGTTTACAAAAGTTTGTTAAATTTAAAGAATGTCTTAAAAATAAAGATTATGCTGGTGCTATGGTCGAAATGAAAGACTCTAGATGGTATAATCAAACAACCAACAGGGCTAATCGTATTATTGCTAAAATGCAAAAAAGTATTACTGTTGATGTTTAAATAGGAGTAATCATGGTTTTAGGTAAATTATTAGGTGGTGGCACTATTAAGGCTGTAGCTGGTGTAATTGATGACTTACACACTAGCGATGAAGAAAAATTACAATTAAAAAATAGATTTGCTGAAATAGAGGCAAAACTTAAAGAAAAACAAATGTCTATTAATTTGGCTGATGCTAAGAGTCAAGCTGGTGGTATCAGTGGTTTTTTACAAAGAGCATGGAGACCGCTTATTGGTATGTCTTGTGCTTTAGCAATATTTTGGGAATATGTATTATCAAAATTTATCTTATTTATTTGTGGACTGTTTCAGTATGAAGTGCAAAATATTCCGCAAATGGATATGGGGACTCTTATGCCCCTAGTTATGGCTTTACTTGGAATGTCGGGTATCCGTAGTTTCGAGAAGCTGAAAAAAATAAACACCGATAAGGGAAAGGAGTAATTTATGGTCAAAAAGAAAATTGAACAACAAGTTACTAAATGGTGGCACGCATTCACAGAATTAAAATCTTGGGTGCAGATCGTAATAGCTGTTGCAGTGGTTGTAGCGGCTCACAACTACATTCTTCATTAGATCATGGCTAAGAAGAAAAAGAAAACAGTAGGTCTGACCACAAAACAGAAAAAGTTGCCTAAAGCGTTGCAGATGGCAATTTTGAAAAAACAAAAAAAGGGGAAATAATATGCCTTATCATACTGGCAAAGGTTCTCATTCAAGAGGCATGAAAAAGTCTAAAATGTCAAAGATGAGCAAACCTAAAAAGAAAAAGAAGAAAAAGAGATAAATGGTCAAGGTTGCATCTATTTCAAAGTTCACAAAAGACTTAA